AAGCAGTACCGTCCGTGACACTCAGGTTGGCCCATGTGTCATCGTTCTTGCGGTACGCTCCCACTAGAGTGGTATTAGCAGTGGAGTTGGCAGAACCGATCACAACGCGGATACCTGCCGTAGGCTCGTACAAGCAGATATATAAAAAGTCTGAGGTGGTGGAGGAGTCCAACGTGGTGCCTGTGCCAGTTCCCGTGGATCGATCAGTTAGATCCGTTACGAGGTTAACACTACTAGAAGTGTTGACGTACTCCGACCCCGTTGCAGCGGACTCATCGAAGAACACCGCATCAAGAATGCGTGGGTTCATGTGAAGTCGAAAGTCCGTCGCGGGGTTATAGACAATTGCCTGATGGTAGTCCGGGGGGATTCCCAAGCTGGCTACTGTCGTTGATAGAGCAAGGGTCTCACCCTGGTTACGAGTGGCCCCTACTGGATAACTTGAACCTGCCATTGTTTCGCTCCTATATCAATCGTTCGTTTGGGGAGCTAGCGATTAGCTATTGTTCGTCAGTGTAGCTCCGTTTTAGTATGCAGGCTGGTTCATCCCCCAGCGGTTGAGCTTCAATATTCTTGATGCCGAACCGGTTCGCGCCTGACTGAAAGCCCACGGCGTGATCCCGCTACCGCCTTCGATGCCGTTCCCATGCTCTGCCACGACCTCTCCGTTGATGTAGGCGGTTATACTGTTACCTTGAACCCTGACAGCAAGTCTATACGTCGTATCGACTGTACATGTCGTGATTCCTTCCGTGGCAGTGATCGACCCCCCAATGGCCGAATGGAACGCGATACTGGTGTCATCATCAGTGTCGTAGACAAAGACTCCATAATCGGTAGCGGTGGCATTGGGAGTTGCTTTCACGTTCACAGCCCCGGCATCATCGTCGGCATCACTAACGCCGCATTCCCACTTCCATGTAGTGATGGCTGCGGGGGTGGTGATGATGGCCTGCATCAGCACGCCTCGGTCACCGGTCCAATTCATCCCGAAGCCCTGCCCGGCATAGCCGTTGTCAGCAGTTCCGGTTACGAGCTGTAGGAATCCATTGGCACTATGCTCTGTCAGTGTTACAGCCGCCGAAGTACCGTTGGTCTTAGCCGCTGGGTACTGTGCATTGAGGGCATCACCAAAGAACCCATCGGTCCAGTCATCGTGATCAAATGAATTCGATATGTGGAGTTCTGATTCTCTCTTGTACCCCATCTTGTCTACTAGACCGTCTGTGGGGTATCCAATCCTAGGTGCCATGTCTATCTCCTACTCTGCCAACCGCATCCCAGTATCTTCGAGTGCCGCAACGGCTGCGTCAGGTACATCCATTAGATGCTCCTGCGGCCTGCGACTCACCCAGTAACCGATATGGTAACGGTGACGATCTGGTTCGTGTGGTGCCCATTTCTTGCAGCCACCGGTGAGGCCCAAAATGGGCCTGTCACACCGGTTTGGACCTTCGACTTTATGAATCTTAAACCCCTCAGCTTCCAGAGTCTCGCCACCTTTGTTGCGATACTGCGGTGCTGTGAAATCTATGCGTTCCTTCGGTATCGAATCCGGTACCGTATAGGTCACATGCTTCCAAAATCCACCCTGGTCCAGGCTGCGATCTATTATTCCGTCACTCATCTACTTACCTGCGATCTCTCTCCCAAAAGCACTCTTGACCATAATATGGCCGTAGATGTTATAGCCCACCATCTGATTGATTAGCCCATCCTCAATGTTAAGGTCATGTACCACAGTAAGCGCCTTCTGCTCTGCAAAGGCAATTGCCTCTTTATGGAACATCGCATTCTTTTTACCACTGGTACCCGACTCGAGGTTGTTACTCTCGTAGATCTCGTAGGTGAACGCACGTCCCAGGTAGCCTCGGCCCTTGGAAGAGTCGAGGTTTCCAATGGTAGCGCCGTACAGAGAGTTCCGAAGAGCCTCGATCTTGAGCAGGGATGCTCTGGATGCAGGGCTGACTACCAGATACCTATCTGCCAGCGGTGCGTTCTGGTCACCAAGGTTCGTCTCAGCGGTGAACAGGGTGTCCTCGGTGATGTCCACGTTGTCAGTCCCGATGGCTGTAAAGGCATCTAAGCCGTTGGTGCCATCACCGGCCAACTCGTTGTCTACCTTGAGTGCGATTGCCTGTCCGATACCCTCGTTCAGCATCTGTATGTACTCACTGAACGTCTGGGTCTCCATCTCAACCGGCATCGCATAACCAAAGTAGGCAAGGTTGTTAACTGCCAACTGTACCTGTCCCTCAGTCGTTGCCGTGAGAGTCAGGGATGCTGCCGTGCCAAATGTAGATCGCTTCTGCGCTCCGGTATTCTGCGAAAACTTAGGTATGTTTACCGTGTCGCCCTGGTGGACACCAATCTCAGGTTCCCAACGTCTGTCCATCAGATTGGGCAACACGACATTGGACCTATAGGTAACCGAAGCCAGTGCCGACCACTGCTCTTGTAGCCACTTGTCCATCGTGGTTGCGGTCATATTCGCCATGATTTTGCCTCCAAACTACGTGCCCGGTGGTGGACCCTTCCTGATAGCCGCAAGGAGGTCTTCCTTGTGCTTTTCCAGGTCTCCCACTGCGATTGTCTTTTTCAGATTCACTTCACTCAACTGGGCTAGGTTAGGGGCCCCGGATGCCGATGCTGCTGGTCCCGTGTTCACGTCCTCGACCTCGAATTCCTTCATCACCTTCTCACGGGTGGTAGCTATCTCAGCGTCCTTTGCCTCTAGTTGTGCGGTATGTTGACGGTCCTTGGCCTGTGACAGTATCTCCCTAAATCCCTCGAGGGACTGGTTCCCACCACCACTATTCTGGGCCTGTACCTCAGTTTGCCAAGCTCCCACGGCATCCTGGTCGTCCATGAAGGCTTCCATCTGCCGCTTCAGACCGTTGTAATCGGATGTACGCAAGGTAGCCTGGGCATCGGCCCTGATCTTGCCACCAGCATCATCCATCACACCGGACATTCCTTCTACGTTGCCCGCTGCCGTAGCCGCGAGACCTGCTCTGAGTTCCGCGTTCGAGGCCGTAACCTCTATCGCCAGATTCTCCAAGCGGTCTCCCAACTGCTGCAATGAAGCTGATTCTGACTGGGCCTTCGAGAACCGCGCCTGTTCAGCTTTTCGCTGCCCTGATATCTTCTCGTTCTCTGACTTCAGAGTCGCGATCTGCTGTTCTAGACTTGGTTCCGCAGCGGGTGTTTGCTCTGGTGCCTGTGGGGAGTCCGGTACTCCTTCGGGAACCATCTGCAAGGGTGTCGCTGGCGGACCCTGCGGTACTTGTCCGGTAGTCATCATCAACCTCCTATGGTGTGTCCCTCGTTAGAGGGGGGTGTCATAGACACGGGCATAAAAAAAGGGCCATTCCTATCGGCCTACTCTGAGGCACGAAGAGGATGGCCCACTCATGGGGCACTAGATATTTAGTTGTCACGAGATATCTATAGCACGCGCCTGTTATGTTGTCAAACTTTTGCTGGCCTACGTGCGAGTTTGAACTCCAGCTTACACAGCTTGCAGAAGGTTTGCAGACGTACCCCCTCGAAGCCTCGAACGAGGATCTTGTTACAGGCAGGGCACCGGATATCTACGATCTCAGTAGCCACTACCATTATTTGAGTGCTCCTGATTCCTCTAGCAAACGTCGCATTTCTTCGCGTTCTTCCGATGTGAAATCTCGTGGCTGTATGCTCAGATCTCGTAGTCCTGTCGGTTGCGTCTCACGCTCCTCGGCCAATTCGTAAAGTTCCAGCTTTACAACATCAGTTGCAGCACTATCACGGTAGCCCCAATATACTAACAAGCGGTCGATCTCCTGGCGTTCTTCCCGTGTAGGAGGGCTATCTGGGTCTTCCACGCCCATCAGCCACCGTTGTCTATAAGAGTATGTCTCAGTGAAACCTTCAACTGCTTCCCTTCTGTCGTTTACTAGCCAGAAAATAGCTTCTAGTTTACTGAAATAGGGTTTGTCTATCTCAATCAGTTGTAGGGCGGGGTCTAGCAACCGAAATTCCTCGTACAAATCGGCAAGCCCCGCGAACTGTTTTGCTGTATCAGGTCCTTGTTCATACTCCGCTATCTTCTCTTCGAGCAAGGCGAAATACGGAGCCATCGTCTCCTGATCCCGCCGTAGTTTCTTGACCACAGCATTGTCATTTTTCTCTACGAATCGTTCTATCCGATCCATAGTCAGATCACCGTGTTTCTCGCGCATCACCTGCAAACGCCGCTCACGCTCCTCGAAATCATAGGTTCCACTCACGAAGTCTTCCAAGTACGGGTCTGCAACCGCAGTGTAGTATTCATCCAGAGCTATATCGAATTCGTTCTTAGAGGGGTCTAGCTCTTCTATAAACTCCAGTGCCTCTTTGCCCTCGTCGCTTTCGCGAAGATCGCGTTTTCGTCGGCGTAGTACGCCCTGTATTTTTGAAAGCTGACTTCGGAACATCCTGCCGAATAGCGGATCTTCGCCTTCCTTCAGCAATCCTCCCTTTGAACGAGCAAATCGGTCCGCTAAATCATATATGCCTGGTTCTTCCGCTGTGCCATTCTCATACCAGGACTCGAATTTGGTCCGCTCATCCAGATACCACTGCCACTTGCTACCCCGGTTACGGCGGCTATCCATTAGGAGCCCGGTCTTCTCAGCAACCCTAGGGGTAGCATCTATGTCACTCTTTATATCCTGGCTCAAGCTGTCGAAGTCACCAGCTATCATAGCCTTCTTATCGTGCTCTTCCATGTCTTCAGGAAGCCCGGCAGCAACCCGCTCTAACATCTCCTGCTGTCTGGCTATATCGCGATTCTCAGATGCAGACGTTGGACTCGACTTAGCTCCAGACATCTCCCCCAATATAGCCGCCGTACCCTCCACAACCTCACCAACGTCACCTTGTGTAACCCCACTGACGACCTGCTGTATCGACTGTCCCGCCTCTTCGGCGGCGAAGGGTACGAAGTTCTCTACGATAAGGAATTTACCTAACTCCACGGGGTCTAATTCACCCTCCTGCCAAGGCAGTATTTTTGGAACCTCTTCGCCCATGAATGTCCTACCCGATATAAAGTTCCATGCGTTAGCCACCACACCGGAACCCATGCCGCGTAGTGCGTCCTGGGGATCTCCCCCAGCCGATAGAATTATAGCTCTGGCAAGAGAGTCCCACGTACCAAACAGGGACCAGTCTCTGCCCAGTGCCCGTACACGCATGAAGTTAGCATTTGGTTTGCCATTTACTATTGGGCGGAAATCAGTCTCATTACCCAACGCCTCGTTCAATGCTACTGTTTCCAGCACACCGAAGCCGATCATCCGTATCATACTTCGTCGTGCCGTAATTCCCTCTATACCGCCATCTGTCATCGCCTTGGTCAGAGTTGTTAGACGTGAATTTAAGAATCGTGGTGCAAAGAGAGCTAGGTCACCGACGCTGCCGAATGTCTTGCCCTTCGACCAGCCCGTCATGTTGTTAGCTATATTCGCCAACTTCTCCAGGTCACCGCTACCGATAATCTCCTGGAGCGTACGGTTCTTAGCCAATTCTTGTTGCAACAGTTCGTCAGCCCAACCCAGGCGCAACGTGTCACCGAAGAATCCATAGGCACGGTTGGCCTGCTTTAATATCACCACGTCCTTACCGAGAGCGAACTCGGTATTTGCAGCACCCATCCTGAGACCGGCACGAGCCCAGATATCGGACCCGGCTCGTCCAGAAGCTACTGCTGTCTCATCGAACTGGTTGATATACTTTCCCAGGGACTGCTCGTCACCGACTGACCTAAACATCAGTCTGAGGGCATCACCATATGATTTTGGTGCTGAGTGTAGTCCCAACAAGCCCTGTATCCCCATCGCAGAAAAGTCCATCGTGGCCCTGAACGCCCGGTATAGATTATTGGCTGGACCTACAACCGTATCGATCGCCTTGATCCAAGTCGGGTCACCCTTGAGCATACGGGTAGCAGCACTGGCTACCTCGTCAGGAAAGGTGAGACCTTGGAGTCCGGGGAACTCGAAGCCGCCACTCCCAATAATTCTATTCTGTCCAATAGGTATATCGTCCCTGGCTTTCTCAAGAGCCGCCTTCCATTGAGGTGCGATATCCTTGAGTTTCTGAAGAGCCCTGGCCTTTGCATCGACCAACTCAGGTCGCGTAGCACCCTCCCGGAGCCCGCGTTGGACCACAGATACATCCCGTATCGCGTTTTTGAATGCCTCGATGTCATCGAACGGGATAGATGGATCGAGGAAATCGTCCAATACCTTCCGCACTCTAGCATCCAGATTACTTATCAGGCTGGTGATATTAGCTACATCTTGTCTCAAAGAGTCATGTATGGACACTAGTTGCGGATTCTGTTTTAGCAACCGCACCTTAGCTGATTGGCCTAGTAGCTCTTGTGTAACAGGGTCTACGAGTTGCTTGAAATATGTTGCTATGTGCGTATCTACAGCGGCATTGCCAACATGACGAACGTGAGATGTGAGTACCTCACCAAGAGCGGAGTACACGTCGCCATTCTCAATCCCCTCTGCCTGTGACGGCCACCTCGCTGTCTTCCCCGCGCTACCCAGTCCACGTACGAATTGTGTAACCCTTGCGCCACCGGTCCTGGCGACATCAGCACCTTCCCTGTCAGGTCGCCCGCGAGGGATGTAGAAGCCGCCATCTACGATATCTGTGCGAGTGCCAATGTCCTCAAGCAACCCCACTTGATCAAGCAATTCCCGATACGGTGCCAGAGCCTCTCGTAACCCATCCATTGCCTTACGCTGTGCCGGTGACATGACATCCCAGTACAAAGGTAACCGGGCTGCGATATCGGCTATGGTGGGATCACCCGGCACCGTGGGGTCCACACCCGAAAATCCCCGGACACGTCCAGCCTGGTCTATCTCAAATACCCCACGAATGGAAGCGTCATGCTTCAGACCCAAAGTGCTAGCCGTGTTATCTATGGCTGGCTGTACCTGTTTACGAACATGGAACGGCGCGTTACCTATGGGATTATTGTCCAAGCGCCCGAAGAGCCAGAGCACGGCATTCTCTGCCTCTTCACGTTTGGTGAGCCCGGTATAGATACGTGGCATCCCGATAACATTTTCCATCAGGGACGTGGGAATCACCTCGGTTCCTACCCCGGTGGGAAGGAATTGTGATTTGCTGCCAGAAGGAATTACATCTCCTGCATCAGGAATTAGGTTACCTCCACGAGGAAACCTATCCATATTTTCTGACACCAAGTCATCTGCGACAGTTGTCGGAACAGACTCCTCCGGGATTTGCTTGAGGAATTCCTTCAGAAGGGCAGGGTCATCAACCAGGCCAAGGCGCTTTAGTATCTGCTTGCCCGCTGCTGTGGCACCAACAGTCATGAGAGCGCCCATCACCTGCTCATCCCACGGTCGGGCCTGCCCTCGCTCTATCATGCCGCCCACAACAACACGGAGATCGGCCAAACTCCTGATACCGACAATGGCTTCTATATTAGCCTGGGATTTCGCTCTCATCTCTTTGGTTTTTGCTGACTCGGATACGATTGATCCAAGTCCTACTTTTTCACGGGCCTGGGTTCCAAGTTCCATCGCTGTCAAGCCCAACTCATCTGGCAACGTCAGTACATCCATTGCCACATTCGCCGCTCCCATCACACCGCTGCCCAGTTGTTCGAGGCCCCACATAGGGATACCCTTGATATCCTCTAGCAGGGTCGTATCTGCTTCCTGACGTTGGACCTCTAAGTCAAAGAGACGCTGTTTACTTAGTTTGCGCTCTTGCTCACTTAGGAGTGGTTCTAGTTCACTTGTCATAGATTTAGTCCTGTGAATACAGTGCGGCCCCGTCGGCGTAGAGATTGTTGCTGTTTCTGCTCTCGTTCCCGACGCGCTCGTTCCTCTTCGTCCTCGATGTCCTGTAGCCTCTGTTTCTCTTCTCGTTGCCGCCGAGACACCTCAGCCGGTGACTGCTCGAACTGTTTCTTCAACTCTGGTATCTGCTCCTGTACCAGTGGCTCGAACTGTACCGGAGCCAGAGGGCGGTCTGCAAACCGTGCTGCCTCCTCCGGTGTCAGTACCATACCCTCACCGAGAAGATTAGGAGTATCCTGTAATTTAATAGCCTTGTCCCACGCCGCTTGTCGTCTCTTCTTAGCCTCTTCTTCCCCTGCTTTGCTGATGGCTTCTGGGTCTAGATTCGATAATAGGAACTGCTGGAACCAGGGATCACCGCCAGAGGCAGCGAAGGCGATATCCTCTAGCTCTCCTTCCGCAGGAGGAACAATACTCCTGTGTAGCGCCAGATCCTGTCGCCGCTTGAGTTCAGACTGCTCTATGGTTCCAACATCCAGTCCCGGAAGGCCCGGAACTCCTGGGGGGAGTATGTCGGTAGGTGCCTGTTCTGGATCTAAGAAATCGAAATCGTCGGCTGGTATATCCGGTCGCATATCCGGGCGAGGAGATATTGGAGCAAATGGAGACTCTGGGAGTACAGCCTCGTCTAATTGGCCCCTTACGCCTAATAAACCCTTCTCCTCTTCGGTTAGATCCTCACCGCTAGCAAATTTATCGCGTAATAAATCCGCCTCCTTATTCAAATCTTGGCGTATGCGCAGTGCAGACAAAGGAGACTGTTTCCTCAGAAGCTCTGCCTCAAACTCGTCCTGGGTCTGTAATCCCTCGATATTGGGCAGAATCTCCTCTTTCAACAAGCTGACCACATCCAGAGTCGCAGTCGGATCACGACGGCGAATAGTCTCCAGATTATCGATTATCTCAGGAAGGAACTGTTCGAGATACTTCTGGTACTCTCCAAGATCCCCGACATTGCCGTAATCTGCCTTTTCCAGTGCCCGCAAAACCTCATTCTCGGCAATGTCTGTCTTGCCCTTTGCAATTGCTTCCTTGTCTACTTCCGCTTGGGCAAAGATCTGTGCCTGTTGTCGCAATAGACCTATATCAAGCGTTCCGGTGTTAACAAAGGTCTCGACAGCATCGTTGAAATCCTGCTCTGACAGATCCGATTTACTAAGAAGACCTAAACCATCTTGCCTACTAAGCCTATATATGGCATTCTCTGTAGCCTCTATACCAGCAGATTCATCGTCCTGTATTTTGGTTTGTTTAGCTTCGATATCGGCTGTGATTTTGTCCTGAATCGTCCCTTTAACTGCCTCACGCACATCATCTGGCGTGATATCCTCCCCGGCCATCATCTTCTGGCGTAGTGCACGTTGCCGCTCGGTATTTATGTCGGAGGAAGTATAGAGTCCTCCAGATGCGGAACTGATAGCTGATGTTAACTGTGCGGCAGTGATGCCTTCCTTTGCGAGGGTAGCAGCCTCTTTGTCAGCGATCATATCGGTTTGATTCGCTATGGTTGCATCGAAATAAGAAGCCTCTTCTTGAGCCTTCTTAACTAATGCCTCAGCAAAAGCCTCGTCACTCTCGAACGGTTCACCATCTTTTCCGACCAATGCGAAGTTACGAAGAATTTCTTCCATTTCCGCTACTGCATTCTTGTAAGCATCAGTACCCTGCACGGAAAGTGGGTACTTAGGAGTACCATCCGGGTTCTTCTGTTGCCGCAGTGCATCATCTACCAGCCGTGTGAACTGCTTGTCAGTGAGCGGTGCTCCCTCCGTTGTAGGAGTAGCGTTACTAACCATCTTGTCAAAACCTACTCCCCGAATCTCTGGCTCAGGGGGCGGCATAAACGTATTCGGTATGGAGGTGTCTCCCCGACGTAGATCTTCCTCACTAAAAGTACCTATAGCAGAATACAGTGCGCCGGTTGGATTTCGAGGGTTAGCGTCTTTCCCTACAGGACTGTACCTCTGCGCGTCCTCCAGTGCAGTAGCGAATAGGCTATTCACATCTGCTTTATCCAAGAATTTACGAGCATCTTCTAAGTCTCTAGGAGTTACACCTGCCGCATTTGGTGTGAGTATGGCCGCAGCCACATTTTTCGGTAAGTAACCCCAGGCCCGATTTGCTTCCACGTACGATTTGAGCTTTAGAGCTTTAGTTGGGGCCGAAGGAAATGTCCTGAGCATCTCGTTTTTGTCATTGGTGACCACCCTAACAGCCAAGTCAATATCGGCCATCGATTCCATATCGGCCATTTCAGCAGGTATGAATCGTTTCGGAAAATCTGCAAATAGAACGTCCAAATCTATAGGGCGGTCAGTGGATAGCAACCTTTGCTCTACTAACCGTGTCACAACATTTCTGGGCATAGAGAAGGTTGACGTACGAATTACCTCATTGACCACTTCTTGAACAAGCTGATTGACATCATTTATATCCAGTGGCCGGGTAAGGGGGTCGCGGAGTACAACAGCAGAAACTTTCTTTCCTTCATATGCCTCGACAGCAGTGCGTTCTGCACTGACAACAACGTCTTCAGGCTTCGGAGGTATAGATGCCTTACGAAGCCTATTGAGTTCGTCCAGTATGCGCTGACGGTCTGTTTTTGGAGGTGCCACGGTTTTACCTCAAATCACTCGGACGGATACCCTGCTGCCTGTAGAACTCTTCCACGGGATTCAGTGGCTTCACGATCTTTTTGCCACGTTTACGACGGATATCATCTAGCTCGCTCTTCACGTCTTTGATCGCCTGCTTGCCGAAGTTCTCGGGCACTACACACCTCCCGGTATCGGGCCGCGTAGCGGTGCCGGTTTGACGGTCGTGCCGCTGAGAGGCTCCCGAAGCGGCTCAGGGGCACTGCCATTAGCCATAGGGGGCATTCCCATCTCACCCTGAGCAGCCTCTGCCGCTGCCTGTTGCGATGCCTGGAACTCGTCGCCAACGCCCTCTTCCTCCGCCGCTTCTTGCATGAACATAGCCCAGATCTCAGGGCTGGTGCGTACCTGCTGTCGGGCCAGACGCGACCAACGCTCCGCTATATTAGTCACTCCCTCGTCCTGCTCCCAGTACGTCTCGAAGTCTTTGACCCCGGCGGCGACCTCGGATAGTCCCTGCTGCCGTTGCTGTAGGCTCAGGGCAGGATCGGAAGGCTCGAAGGACACCTGGCAATTATAGTCCCCGTGCAGCCAGGACTTCTTAATATTCTTACCGTAGGCACCTATGCTGCCTCCAAGCTTGTCCATATTGTCAACCAAATCGAATATTCTAGATCCTGTTATAGCAGCCATGTTCTCGAGTTCCATCAAAGGTAGATTGAACCTCTGGCGAGCCCTGGTATCCAACAACTGCTGCTGGCCTACAGTAACCACGCCTTGTTCCCTGAGACCAGCTTGGTTACGGTTCACCGTGGCCTCTTCGATATCCTCCGTGTACTCTCGATCAATCTCGAATATCCATCGTGCTATCTGCTGTGTCTGCATCGGCCTGGTGCCGTTGGGATCATCTACTTGAAGGATATCCGCGCCCTCTGCCAGACGGCGTTTAAGTTCCTCGGAGTCTTCTCCGGTAAGTAGCGGCGCGAAAACCGCGTCTATTAGCGCCTGATGCTTGGCGTTCCTGGACTGGGCCTGTAGCCGTATGGAGTCCAGGGCGTCCCACAGAATACCTCGTGCCAGGAATCTCGGATCTATCTCGTTCAGGTCGCTGGGCTCTATGCCGAAGCCGCCAAAGGCATGGGTATACGGCAGGAAACCCAGAGGATTCTTCTCCACGTACAGAAGCTGGGCCGACGAGGGTTTGGGCTCACTGCCCTGTGACGGCACCCTGAAAGCGTGCCACTGCTCCGTCCAATACTCGTGGAAATCAACCATCATGAACGGTGTGTCCTTGTACGCCTCGAAGTCCAGTACCTCTGCGTTCCGACGCCTCTGTCGTACCTTCTGCTGGGACAGTTCCAGTATCTTGACCGCTGGCATCTTGCCCCGGCGGATCGCGAAGGGCGGCTCCTTGTCCATTGGGTCCATGAGGATAGAGCCCGGATTGGGTGCCCGTATATCTATGGGATTACAGTCCGGGGTATGCTCTTTACTCCCGCTGAAGCGAGGCAGCGGCCCCTCGATGACGGCATAAGAGTAGTGGACCAGGTGAGTCGCTGCCGTTCGCCACGGGTGCTGTGTGGCCCTGACAGCAGAGTCCCGCAGGATGGCAGACAGGCCCACCTCTGCCAGGTCGGCCTCCTCCTCCTTGGTATCGGACCTGCCGACCGGGTTACGATGCACCTTCGGGTTGAAGGTCATCATGTTATCCACAGCGTGCTTGATTATATTGGCCGGTTTGCTTGGACGATAATCGGGACGAACTATCTTGGAAGCATCTGAACTCTTCTGCCATACGTTGAACGTGCGTTGGAAGAATGAGTCCAGAGTGAACCAGTCCTCGTGAGCGCCTCGCCAAAGCTCTGATAGATAGCTCTGGGCATCGTCTACGAACTTGTCGTCGGGTCTCTGTGTGAAATCAGGCATCAGAATCTCCCGTGCCAGGATGCCTGAACAGGCATCAGGTTCATTTTACGAGCCATAGAATCGGCAAGTTGCGGACTGCTGCGCCGGGTAGCCTGCGTAGC